TTAGAGTATACAAATCCAACAATCTAGCTTTTGTAGGTACTGGCCCCGGAACAACTGCCAGCACAGGTTCCAGATTGAACTTTGGCGTGCTAGTAGCTGGCCATCAGTCTGCTGTATCAACTGCCCAGCAGTTGTCCAAGACTGAGTCCTACCGTGACCCAGACAGCTTCGCTGACATTGTACGCGGTATGCAATTGTATGGGCGCAAGATCCTGCGACCAGAAGCAATTGTAACTGCCAACTACAACTTGGCGTAAGTTTCCTTTCTTCTTTCTTGGTCAGGCTACTTTTTTCTGGTAGAAGTAGCTTGACTAGCCCCCTGTCTTTACGCCCCTCTAAAGATGGGGGGGTCACTTCACTCCAAGGCTTTGTATGGCTGGGTCTACGTTTCTAAGTCTTACAAATCAATTACTGCGGCGCTTGAACGAAGTAGAAATTGCTGATGTAGATTTTGAAGGCTCACAAGGCGTGCAGGCTCTTGCTAAAGACGCTGTCCTAGCGGCGATCCGCTACATCAATCAAAATGAATATGAATGGCCCTTTAACGCCGCCAACACAAATCAAGTGTTGAGCCCCGGCGTCAAAGAGTATAGTTGGGTAGACAACTTTAAAGTTGTTGATTGGAATTCTTTTCAAATACAAAAGGATGAGTCGCTTGGTGTAGGGTACCGCACTTTGAAATACATTGAGCGCGACGAGTATTATGCGCGGTATCGCGACACAGATTTTGAGGCTGGGGCCACCGGCACTGGGGCGCCTCTGTTTGTGTTTCCGGCGCATGGAGCAGGGTTCGGTGTAACTCCGTCCCCAGATAAAGCTTACACTATCAACTATAGGCTATACCTAAGCTCAGACTTCCTAGTAAACTACTACGACACAACCAGAATACCTACACAGTACGATTCGATCATCGTAGACGGGGCCTTATACCACATGTACATGTTTAGGGAAAACAACGAGTCTGCCAGTATCACTCTAAATGTTTTCCAGCAAGGCATAAAAAATATGCAGGGGTTGCTAATCAATCAGTACGATCATGTTACTGATACTAGAATACTAGCCCCTAAACGGTCTAGCTCACTATCATTCTTTTAAGGGTAAAGCAGAAATACAATGCCCGATAGAATAGAATCTTACAAAGTAATTTGCTCTGGAGGGCTAAACTCCAATGAAAACCATTTGGATCTATCAGATAATGATCCGGGGGTAGCGACGCGCCTTGTAAATTACGAAGTAAGTTTGTTTGGTGGCTATAGAAGAATTGAAGGGTTTGAAGAGTACAACAGCAACTACCCTGAAGTAGGAGGCGCTGTTGGACAAACGCCCGCGACAGCAGAAGGCGCAGTGCTATGCTGCGCCATCTTTAAAAGTGATAGTTTAGGAACTATTGTTATTGCGGCGCGTAAAGATGTAGGAGCCAATACATACAGCTTTTACAGATACGTCCCAAACTCAGCGTGGGTTAAGTATGATTTGAGCGCAGCGGCTCTAGGACATGCTGCAGACATTGTGCGCAGCACGACGGACGGATTTCGTACTGTGACTAAAGTACGATTTACCAAATTTAATTTTGGTAGTGGAAATCAGATTGTGTTTGTAGATGGAGTTAATCCAGCCCTCATTACAAATGGCACTCACTGGGATGTACTCCAATCTACTGGTCACGGTACAGCGCATTCTCCGGGCGGGGCAGCGGTGCTAGACCGACCGTTGCTAGTTGATAATTTTGAAAATCATTTATTTCTAAGCGGCGACAGAATTGCCGAGTCTATTATTGCACATTCGGCGCCCAACAATGCGATTGATTTCAACGTCAACAACGGGGCCGGCCAATTATCTGTAGGATTTGATGTAGTTCAAGTTAAACCATTCCGGGATAACTTGTTCGTGTTTGGGGAAAACGCCATCAAAAAAGTATCCCCGGACGTTAATGCTGGGTTTGTGACCGACAATGTAACTGCTAACGTAGGCTGTGTCGCTAGAGACAGCGTTGTAGAAATTGGAGGTGATCTAGTATTTCTGTCGCCAGACGGGTTTCGGCCCGTGGCGGGCACAAGTAGAATTGGTGATGTTGAGATCGAAACCATTTCTAAAAGTATCCAGCAATTTTTGTCTGGGTTGCCTAGTCAGTACGATCTTGACGATTTAAATGCGGTAGTGTTGCGCTCCAAGTCTCAAGTGCGGTTTTTTATTGGGGATGATTCTTCCACGGTGGACGCTAGCTTTGGGATCATAGGCGGCTTACGGTCTGCTGATCAGCGCTTGGGTTGGGAGTTTGGGGAGTTGCTTGGTATACGAGCCTCGTGCTGCGATTCCGCATACGTCAATGGCGCAGAGCTTGTTCTGCACGGAGATTACGACGGTAAAGTTTACCGGCAAGAACGCGGCAATAGTTTTAATGGGGCCGATATATTTGCGGTGTATTCCACGCCGTATTTTGATTTTGGCGACACAGAAGTGCGCAAGGTATTTAGAAAAGTAAATACTTTTATTCGCGCAGAGGGCCCTATCATCATGAACATGGCGATCAATTATGATTGGGATGACCCAAGGGTCGCACGGCCATCGGCGTACGCCCAAGAATCTTCTGGGGCTCCTGTACGGTACAACTCTGTGGGGATTGATTACGCTGCGCAAAACGTAAACTATGGGGGTACTGATAAGCCTATTATTGTTACTTCCATTCAGGGAAGCGGGTACTCCATACAACTTAGTTTTGTTACAGTAGGCGAGTTTGCTCCATACTCTATCCAAGGCATGGTGTTTGAGTTTTCAGTGTCTGGGCGTAGGTAAAATATAAGGTAGAGAACAATGGCAGGATACACTAGACAATCGGTAGCTGACATCATCAACGGCGCAAACATTACTGCGCCGCCACTTAATTCTGAATTTAACCAGTTACAGGCCGCTTTTGCTGCCAGCACTGGGCATTCGCATGATGGCACTACGGGCAATGCGCCCCTAATCAATCTGGCCACTTCTGTAAGTGGGTACTTGCCTGCGGCCAATGGTGGGTCAGGCGGCCTAAATAATCTTACAGCAACTGCCAATCCTACTATTACAAATGATACTGGGTCAGGTTATGCAGTAGGATCTGTATGGGTCAATACCAGCACAGATGAATGCTTTGTCTGTACGGATGCTACAGCAGGGGCAGCCATCTGGCAAAAAACTGTATTTGAATATGCTAACTCCATTAAGCCTTTAGTCACTAATACAGTTGACCTTGGTACCTCCAGCCTTAAATACAAAGACCTTTACATTGACGGCACAGGCTATCTTGACGCCTTGAGCGTATCTGGTGCATCTACATTTACTGGGACAGTGACTACTGGCAATATTAGTCAGACTTCTGGTACAGCGACTTTTGCGACAGTAGATGTAAATGGTGGCGCAATTGATGGTACGGCCATTGGCGCAACAACGCCTACTACTATTGTAGGTACGACCATTACAGCTAACACTGGTTTTACCGGAAATCTTACCGGAAATGTTACGTACGTTTCTGGTACGCCAACTTCCACATTCTACAACGTAACCGTCAATGGCACGCTGAATGCGGCTAACAGTAATATTACTGGGAACATTACGGCTACCACAGGTACATCCACATTCAATAATCTGACGATTACTGGCACGTTGGACATGGATGCCAATACGGCGGCCACCATTACTGGACTAAGTGCGCCCACCAGCAGTACAGATGCGGCTACAAAAGCCTATGTAGATACTAGCGTTTCAAATCTTATAGATTCGGCGCCGGGCGCACTAGATACGCTTAATGAATTGGCGGCAGCCTTAAATGACGATGCTACTTTTTACGATAAAGTAGTACTGAAAACTGGCAGCACCATGACCGGAACATTGGACATGGGCGCCCAAAAGATTACTACTACGTACACGCCAGTTAATGGAGTAGACCTAACCACCAAATCCTATACAGACGCTACGTTCTTGAAGTTGGCTGGCGGCACAATGACGGGCGGCATTACGATGGGGTCTAATGTAATTACGGCCACATATACGCCGACTAACACGGGTGACCTGACTACAAAGACGTATGTAGATAGCATTTTAGGTTCCGCTACGGCTGCGTCTGCATCTGCGGCGGCAGCGGCTACTTCAGAATCTAATGCGGCTGCGTCTGAATCAGCTGCGGCTACTTCAGAGTCTAATGCTGCCACATCCGAACTAAACGCTTCTGGTTCGGCGTCTAGTGCGTCTATATCGGCCACCAACGCTGCTTCTTCAGAAAGTAATGCCCTAACCTACAAGAACGCCACAGAAGCCGCCTACGACAGTTTTGACGATAGATACTTGGGCGCCAAGGCGTCAGCGCCATCCGTAGACAATGACGGCAATGCGTTAATAGATGGCGCCTTGTACTGGGACACGACGCTCAATGCGATGCGCGTGTACGATCTAGGCAACACTACATGGGCCACTATTGCTGATGCGGATGACGTCGCTACTGTGGCAGCTAACATCACGGACGTAAACACGTTTGCGGCGCGCTATCGTATTGGTGCGACAGACCCCACTACATCCTTGGATTCGGGGGATTTGTTCTATAATACAACGGGCGCGCAGCTAAAGGTGTATAATGGGTCTGCATGGGAGGCTGGTGTAGCGGCTGGATCTGGTCTGCTGACGGCTGATAATAATTTAAATGATCTGTCAGATGCGACTACGGCTCGTCAAAATTTAGGGGTGGAAATTGGAGTCGACGTTCAAGCCTATGATGCAGATACCACAAAAAATGATGTAGCCAATACGTTTACAGCAAATCAGACCATTTCTGCCAATTTAGATGTTGCTGGTACGGTTACTGCCGATCAATACAATAACGATGAAGTACGCCACAGCATTCGCCCATCCCTGCTTTTAGACTTTGCAAACAGCAAACGATTAGATCCACGCATTACCTTCACACGTTCAAGCACAGCAACTTATTACGATGGTAGAACGGTTGCGAAGGCTGAGGAGAATTTGCTGATTGATTCTGGAATGAATACCGGATTAACTGGTTTATATTCTTACAACGGAGACTTAACCGCAGTTTCAACTTTTGACACTAGAATTTCAGCAGATGGATTGGAATACGGTGACTCAACAGGTGCGGTAATTACAGGCTATAAAGCAGGAGCTTCTGCTTCTACAGAATATACCTTTTCTTGTTTTGTTGTGATGTCTGACGGGCTGACACCTATTTTTGGTTCTTCTACCTTTAATAATGTTGGTAATAGTTTTTATATTGTTATAGGAAATGCTGCTGTTAATCCGACAACCTATTCTATTCAAGATTTAGGAAGTGGGTTATTTCGGGTATCAGCAACAGGGACATCTTCAACTACAAACGTAGCGAGAACAGGTGTTGTAAAAGGTATATTTAACGAAGCTCGTACATTTATTGTTTCTGGGTATCAACTAGAACAACGCTCCTCAGTCACATCTTATACGCCTACAACAACCCAACCCGTCACTAACTACATCCCTGCCCTTCAGACTGCGGCAAGTGGTGCAGCACGATTTGACCATGACTCAATTACTGGTGAAAGCAAAGGGGTACTGATTGAGGAGCAGCGGACGAATCTGGTGACTTATTCAGAGGATTTTGCGAATGCGGCTTGGACTAAGACTCGTTCTAGTATTACCGCAAATACGATTGTTGCACCCGATGGGACTCTGACAGGGGATAAGCTGATTGAGAATACCGATACAAATGAGCATTATACACGACAGATTGTTACTGGGTTATCGCCAAACACCGTTTATACAACTTTTATTTATGCAAAGTCTTCCGGAAGAAATGCAATGATTAGAGTCCTTGATGATGATAACGTATCAAACGGGTATTTTGCAGTGTTTAACCTTTCGACCGGAGAAGTAAGTGTAAGCAGTTCTATTGGTTCTGGTGTTTTGGCAGATGCAAATATTGAGGATGTGGGTAATGGGTATTTCAGAATATGGGTAAGTGGGAATGGTGGAGCATCCTGCACGAAATATATTGTAGATATTTTTACCGTTAGCGGCACGAATACTTCCTACACAGGCGATGGCTACAGCGGCATCTACATCTGGGGCGCACAGCTAGAAGAAGGAGCATTCCCAACTAGCTACATCAAAACTACCTCCGCTCAAGTCACACGAAATGCAGATGCAGCAAGCATGACAGGTACGAACTTTAGTTCTTGGTATCGGCAGGATGAAGGGACGGTTTATGTGGAACATGCAAGTGCTGCTACAAATACTATTAATAGTAGGGTTTTCCAACTTTCTGACGGTACCATAAATAATAGAATAGACGTTCTTTATAGTAGTTTTCAAAGGCTTACTAGATATATTGCTAAAAACGGCAATGCTAGTGTTAATAGTAGTACTCCATCAGGATCAATAGACACCAATGAGTTTTCTAAAACAGGTATAGCTTTTGCGCTCAATGACGAAACAACGGTAAATTCTGTTAGCGGTTTAGTCTCAGACAACACTGTAGAACTTCCATTAGTTAATCAACTTGGTATTGGTAAAAGACAAGATTCAGCGCAATACCTTAACGGCACAATCAAAAAGTTTGCCTACTACCCTAAACGTCTAACCAACGCAGAACTACAAGCACTAACGGAGGCATAAGTGAACCATTACCTAAAAGCTGACTCCGAAACTGCACTCTGGGAAGCCCTAGAATCCGCAGGATTAGCTGTGAAGGACTATGACCCAGAAGATGAACTCAATCAGTGCCCTATGGATGCAGAGGGATGGCAGCCTACTGGAGCCTTTGACTGGCGTTTCACAGGAATTGCCTTAGACATTATCGGCACGATCTATCAGCCAACAGGGAACACTCTGACGGACGAAGAGGGTAATGAGTATCCTGAGATGGCAGCAATTGATGGCTATCATGCTAATCTGATTTCAGACAGTGCAGAAGGCTTACCTACGATTGAAGCGCCAAACACACCCTATCGAATTTGGGCAGGAGCATAATAAATGGCAAAACTAATTGGAAACAACCCAGACCAAGTACCTACCAATGGCGATCTTGGGACTTTAGCGTTCCAAGATTCGGACAATGTCATTGTAGAAAATCTTACAAGCTCAAAATTAGTAGTAGAAGACAACAGTACCGATGCTGCTTTGAGGGTTACGCAAACAGGTACTGGTAATGCGTTAGTCGTGGAGGATTCTGCGAATCCGGACAGTACGCCTTTTGTTGTGGATGCTAGTGGAAATGTAGGGATTGGGACGGATTCGCCAAGGGCCAGACTGCATGTGTCAAACAGCCCATCTCCTGCAACTGTTTCTGAGATAGCTTTGGCAACGTACTCATCTGTTGGCAGTAAAAGCAGCAGCGGTGGATATTTCTTGGGGTACGGTGTCAACGATGGTGGGGGGCAGACTACGTTCAACTCGACTACTGCGGTAAACATCGGGCGTACCGCTATTTATACAACCAGTGGCAACATTTATTTCGCTACTGGAGTTGCTGAGACAACCACTGTTGGCTCTTCAGTCGTTAACATGGCAGAAAGAATGTGCATCGACTCCAGTGGTAATGTTGTTTTTGGTAATGACGGACTTGTCCCTGCTGACAGTGCTATTGTAAATGCTAAGGTTATTAATGCTAGTGACGGTTATATTTTAAGAAGTCACAGAAGCGTTACGACAGCTACCAATCACATTTATTTTTTTAACCCAAATGGTCTTTGTGGAAAAATTGAAACATCTGGGGCATCAACATCTTACGTCACCTCTTCAGACTACCGTCTAAAAGAAAATATCACAGAAATTACAGATGGTATTACCAGAGTTAAACAACTCAATCCATCAAGATTTAACTTTATAGCTGATCCAGATATAATTGTTGATGGTTTTCTGGCCCACGAAGTTCAAGGCATTGTCCCAGAAGCAATCTCTGGTGAAAAGGATGCAGTTAATGAAGATGGAAGTATTAATCCACAAGGAATAGATCAATCCAAACTAGTTCCATTGCTCACAGCAGCGTTACAAGAAGCTATTGGACTTATCGAATCCCAGCAATCCCAGATTGACGCACTTACTGCCCGAATTGAAGCACTAGAAGCCTAAAAGAAAATGCCTAGACTGATTGGAAATGCGGAAAATACCAGCGATCTAAGTCCGATAGGATTGAAGAGTCCTAAACGCAGATCAGATTTATGCAGCGATGTACGTATCTAATTAACTTATAAGAGGTTAGTGGTGCCCGAAAACTTTGTAAATATAATCAGTGATTTGGGCGGCACAATGGCCTCTTTGGCCTTCGCCGGATATTTGATTGTTTATTTGTTAAAAGGTTTCGCGGAAGAACGAAAAATCCATCTTGACAAGGACAGCCGCAATGATGATGAATTGCGCAGTTTGATGCGCGAATCAAATGCGGCCCTTATTTCTACAATGCGCGAAACCAACACTATATTGGCCGAAATGCGCGTAGCTATTTCAGAACTTAAAGAGTCAATACATGGCCAAAATCGCTAAAGTCCTAGCCGCTATACTGATAGCCGTCCCTTACACATGCAGCTTTGTACCTGCAGCGTATACAGCAGAAGATTCCGTACAGGCACGTGCCTCTTACTCCGCGCTATTTATCGCGCAATGGGTATACAACTGTACTACGCAAATTGCGCCGCGCTTTGGGGCCAATGGCTTGCCGCAACAGCTAGCGCTACAATATGCGGCCCAAGAATGCTCTTGTGTGATTGATAAGTTCATGAATGAATTTAATCAGACAGAAATTATCAACATGACAATGGAAGACCGCAGTGCATTTAGTGGTACGTTTGCGCGCCAGTGCTTGGCTAACTCTTTATAATAGGTTTGTATTATGTCATATGGGACTACTTTTGATTGGTCGTCACCTTCACTAGATTCCGGATTTGAGTATTTTGCACCTGGGCCAAAGACTACGCCGTACCCATGGTCTGGAGGCGCTAACTTTTCTGCAGATCCCTTCGCCAACATAACCTTACCCGTAATCACACCCGAACCCGAACCGGAGCCCCAAATGGCATTAACTGATATTCAATCGGGCCAACTAGGCCAAATTCCCGGCATTGGGACAGATGTTAGTAGTATTAAAGGTTACGCTGAAAGCATCCCCGGCATTGGGGCAGATGTCACTGACATTAAAAGCTACGCTGAAAAAATCCCCGATATTGAGACTGGTAACTGGCAAATAAGTCAAAACCAGCTCGCATTAGCTGATTTGATAGGTGGCCCCACTGGCGTATCTGGTCAAGTAGCAGGGCTGGGAGATAGACTGCTAGGCGATACTGTACCCATCAACCAGAATCTAGCTGGATACTTGTCTGGGCAAATTTCAGGTGCTCAAAGTGGGTTAAGCTCCAATATATCAGGGCTGCAAAATAGACTGCTGGGCAATAATGTACCAGCCCACCAGAATCTGGCTGGGTATTTGGAAGGACTGATCGGCTCTACTGGCACAGGCGGCGTGGCGGGACAGGTCACTAACACACAAAACACTCTTGATACTCTGAACCAAAGATTAGGGCTTACAGGCAACACTGCTTTTTCTCAAAATCAAACTTTACCCGACTATTTATCTGGCTTAATTTCTGCCGGAGCGGAAGGCACCACGGGCGCTGTGACATCCGCGCAAGACGCCCTAAGTGCTTTGCTGGGCGCTGAAGGAGTAGGAGGCGTTTCTGGGCAAGTTTCTGACGTGTCGGGCCAAGTAGCAGACATTGAGGGCCGATTAGGACTTAATAACACCGTGTCGGCCGACACCAATTTGGCGCAGTACATACAAGATTTAATCACGCAAAGTACCACTGGCACCACGGACTCTGTAGCTGCCGCGCAAACAGCGTTGCAGCAACTGTTGAGCGACGAGGCGAGCCAAACTCGTACGGACATCCTAGGCCGACTAGGAACATATGGCGGCGGTGATCTGGCGACCCGGCTTAACACTGGGTTTTCCGGAATCACTGGGACTGGTACAGATACCCTGACTAGTTTGGGGCAACGTCTAACGGGGGTTGGGGAAAACCTAACGGGCGGCCTCGATGTGCTTTCAACAGGGCAGGCCGGCATTCAGTCTGCCTTGACGGGGCAAAACGGTGTGGGCGGAATTCAAGGTACGCTAAATGATCTGGGCAGTTCTATCGGGGATTATCAGACGAGCGCACAAACGTACCGTGAGGACATGAAAAACTCTTTGCTGGGCGGTCAAGAAAATATTACAAACGCTTTGTCCCAGCAAAACCCCGCCAGTCAACTAGGGCAGATCGCCACGAATGTGCGGCGCCTGCAGGAAAGCCAGCAACAAGACTTTGCGTCCGTGGCGGCCATGATCTCCAACAATGTGCCGGCTCAAACCAACACGGATGTTGTACAGCGCGCCCAGTTCATTCAGCTAATGAACAATCTGCGGGGCTTTGTGTCTAACCCACAATCAGGGATGAACCCAACCATACAAGCTACGTACGCGGCGCTGACCAACGCGTTTGACCCGAATGGGCGCCTAATCGCCCAATCACAGAGTCCTACGGGCACTGTGACTACGCGTAATCTGACGGCAGACAGGCGGCTTGTGCTGCAGACCGCTAACCCCAATACTGGCGCTATATCCTCGCCGATTTCCTTGGACATCAACCGTCTGCTGAATCAAGCGGCGGCGACCGGGGCAACCAGTCGATCTGCGCCGACAGGTTTGATGGCGGCGCCTCAGTCCACGGGAATTTCTTCGATGGTGTAAGTACAACTACAACTATAACCTTTAGCTAAGGGTCTAAGTTTTGATACCAGAAAAAATTTCCGACACGGGCTTGTCCATCATTAAGCGCTTTGAGGGACTGCACTCTTTATCGGAAGATGGCGCCACCGTCAACGCGTACAAATGCCCGGCAGGCAAGTACACAATCGGCTGGGGCCACATTGATAAAGTAAAAGCCTCATCTGTAGCCACTGTCGAAGAATGCGAAGACTTTTTGCGCCAAGACTTGCGGGCCGTACATACGACAATAGATAGGTACGTGATAGTGCCGCTGACCCAAAATCAATACGATGCGCTGGCATCTTTTGTATTTAATTTGGGCGCTGGCAACTTTCTTAAATCTACGATGCTCAAAAAGCTTAACAGCGGCCGTTATGATGAAGTCCCAGAGCAGATTATGCGCTGGAACAAAGCTCGCGTAGCAGGCGAATTAATGCCATTAAAGGGCCTGACGCGCCGCAGGGCAGCCGAAGCGGCCCTATTTTCGATGGATGCCAAGCTGGCCGACGATGGCGGCGACACAATGGTACAGCGGCCAGAAAGCGCAGCGCCCAAGCCGCTCAAGCAATCCAAGACGATGGCAGGCGTAGGGCTGGCAGGCTTGGCCACTATTGCACAAGAGCTTGTGCCACAATTGCAGCAAATTACAGGTAGCATTCCTCCTAACATGGTGGGCGCCCTAGAATATGTTTGTGCGGCCCTGACAGTAGCAGGAATTTTCTTGGC